TTCATCATGATAACGTCGGCAAATCGCTTCGCGGGTTTCGTAAGGATTTCCAGTAATATAAAAACCGATAATTTTAGAATCAGTAACTTTGGAGTACCAACTCAAAACAGATTCGAAAAGTTTATCGCCCTCAACATCGAATTGAAGCTTGTTTTTCTTATCGGTCAAAACAACATTTTGTTTTTCGGAATTGAAAATTTTATAAGACTGATTGAGATTGTAACAATGAATATTATCTGCATCACCATCATGAATCAGAACTGTATTTACAATATCCAGATTGTTTCTCTTACGAAAATCATTAGTCAAAGGTTCGAGAGCAACCATTGCTTCAATTAAAGGAGTATTGGACAATTCTTCAGAATAGGGGCGAGAAATGGTTCGCGAGTAACGACCACCATAGGAGTTCGATAGTGCAAGAACATTCTTCATACAACGAGTGTATTCGGAAGCTTTCATATTGGAATTCAAATACTCTCGCAAGTAAACATGACTCAAATATAGTTCTTTATCGTTGGAAGAAAATCCGTTCAAAGCCATACCTTCATTCGGAAAATCAATATTACGACAGTTAACATTATTTCCGAAACCGTACACCACAAAAGGAATATTAACTTTACGGCAGAAGGAGGTCAAAATTAGAACTTGCTCAAGTGTATGTTTCATACAGTTGACCATTGATCCAGACCGATCAAACATGATAACGATACCGTGAGACTTACCTTTCGGAACTTTTGTAAGTTTACGGAAAAGATTATCTTCAATTTGATATTTGTAAATACGATTCACATCGATATCACCAGTCTCAGAAATTTTCTGTTTAGAGAACTTCGATGCAGATTTACGCATCTCAAATTCTTTGGCTAACAAACCAATATAACGATCATTTTTATTTTTAAATTCAGTGTAATACTCAGAAATTTTCTGTTGAATTTCTTCATGAGTCCAACATGCATCCATCAACTCATGAACACGCTTGTAGGGAGTAACAATTTTGTTTAGAATTGGTTTAGGAACATCAACATAAACATAATCACGACTTTCTTTCGAAAGCAACTTCGATTCATTTTTACGAAACTCTTCATCAGTAATACAAACAGGTTCGTAATTATCAGAGCCTGGGAAAGGAGAAGATTCTTTGAACCGATTCAGAACATATTCATCATTCTCGAATGACTGTTGTTCACCGTCAGCATCATCGGATTCGCGAGATTTGTTGGAGATATCGGAACTTTCTTCCAACTCTTCTCCTTCCTCATCACCATAATCATCAAAATCGTAATCTTCACCGAAGTCAGAATCATCCATATCTTCGAAAGAAGAGGAGATTTTTTTCATTTGCTCCTGCATCAATTCTTTTTGCTCATCTTTCGAGTAATCATAGATGGCACCAGTTACCCGAACAACATCTTCCCAGGTTTCACAAGATTCAACCTGTGAAACAAGGATTTGTTCTTCATCAGTAAAGGTAATACCTTGATTGACACCACCTTTGGTGTACAAGTTCAAACGATCAATGAAAGGCATCTCATCGATCTTTCGATTTTTAATACCAAAGAAATCTTTCTCAATCAAGCTTTGATAAGCTTTGACAAAGGAAGGGCGAAGACCAGGATAACGCCGTTTGATTTTCTTTTCGATACGGGCATCTTCAACTACGTTCAAAAAGTGTTTGAAGTTTTTATTGAACTTGCCAGTGCCCATGACTGCGTTATGCCAGCCTTCTTCTGGAGTTTCCAATGCATGACCGACTTCATGACCTAGAAGAAGATCATAAAGTTCACCAGACATATTTTCCCAGATAGGGCAGTAGAGTGTACGATTTTTCAAATCGAACATAGCCGTTTGAATCTTTTGATGTTCGACTCGGATGTTCTCACTCGCCATAAGCTTGGCTAGTTGAGACTTAGATTCTTGAGTGAATTGCATTTCGTTTCCTCACGTTATGAAACGATTCTACACAGTTCAGAATGGATTGTCAATACTGTTGTAAAAATACAACACTACGCACCAAAATTGTGGATCAACTTCATTCCATATTCATTGTTGCCCTCCGGCAACACCACATCAGGCTTCAGACGCAATTTATTTTTCTTGAATGGATTATAATCCACATAGTGGTGCCAACGTCCGTATCTCCAAACAACTCTAGCAACATCAGGATGCATTTCCTCTAACATTTTCGACTTATTAATCGTTCCGCTACTATTATATCCAGTCTTCTTGAAATTGTCATCTTCATCAGCAAATTCTTTATGATAGAATTCCTCAGTATTTCCACCCTTAACTGTTTGTGTGGCAGCTTTACCCTGTAAAAACGCATTGAATTGTACAGTACAATCTCCATCCTTCAAAACACGAAGACAAATATCAGTGTCTTCATTGTATCGACCACGCCAACGATGTTTGCAATCATTCGAAATCAATAGACAGGAATAAATTCGAGTATTCGTTACATATGGTGGATACTTTGAATTTGGTGCAATAAAAAATCTATACTGAAAGCCAGAAATAGGAACATTTTCGAATCTATCAATGAAATCTTCTGCTGCACGAAAAATCGCACCAGACTCAACACGATATCGTTTATTCTTATGAAGACGATAAAAGTCCGTTATGTTATCATCAAGAACCCAATGTTTTTCTGTTTCAATAGAAATAGCATGATCCCAACACCAATTTCTCGCTCTTCCTGGTCCATCACCATGATTACTAAATGGTGCAATCAAAAGAGTTACATAATCACGAATACCGAAATTATCGAGTGCTGCTTCATAATTTTCTTCATCCTGTGGTTCAATAGCTATGTAATGAGGAATTTTCATGCGAGCGAGTGACCTCGAGGTCAACATCGATTCATGTCTTCCCTTTGAAATAATGTAAACAGGATACTTGGGATTAATAATCATTCTACTATCCAACGATGCAAAGAGTTTTCTTCAATATCAAGTTTAGGAAACCAGATACTTTTTGTTTTATCTGATAAGTTTTGCCCTATCAATTTAGCAAAATCATTATAGTCTTGTTCGTTTCGAAAGTTCAAGTAGATTTGTTTCCATGGAGGATTGTCATCCTGATCATAAGCAGGCATTCCTTTCCAATATTTTTTCCAAAGTTGATCGCGAGTTAAAAATTTGTCCTCTTCATCAGGAGATACTAAATTACTATTGAGTTCTCCATCCATAAACTTTGAAATGTCATTATAATCGTCTGCTTCATAATCCAGACAATTTTCATACTCTGTTGTTTCTTTAATGGTTTTTTTACTTTCCATTATTATCTCCAGAACTTAAAACATATTTTTTAACTTTTTGCATTAATTTATTCTGTCTATCTTTTGCCAGTTTCAATGCAAGAGGTCCAACATGCTCAGTATATACTATTCCGTTCATATGGTCAAGTTCATGTTGATAAACTTGAGATGTTATACCATCAAAAGTATCTCTGCACAATTTCCCTGTCTCATCATAATATTCAGCATCTATTTTTTCATATCTAGGCACGTACAAATACATTCCAGGATATGATAAACATCCCTCCCTCATCTTCACTGGATTACCATATGTTTTAATAATTTTAGGATTGATACATGTTATTTGTTGTTCTTCGCTTCCCATAACAAACATTCTAAATTTATATCCACATTGATTAGCCGATAAACCTAATCCATTATTATCAATCATCGCACGTTTCATTTTTTTAATAAACGAATTTATTTCCGGTTTACCGATTTCCTCAATATCAAAATCTTCCAGTTTGTCTAGAAGAACTTTATTAGAATCATCAAAATTTGGAAAAACAGTTAAAGATTTATCAACAACTCTAGTCGGTGTAGTATTAATAACTAAGACATCATCATTCATTCGGCTATCCTCGAAAAATTATTTACTTTTTCAAAACGTATCATATTCCTAAATTTATCTTGCAAAATATCTCCTTTATGAGATATAACAAACTAATTAACATCCTCAAGCATATGAAGTATTTGCATCAGATATTCTGTTCCATTCGTATCCAAAGACGAATCAAAGACTTCATCCAAAATCAACAAATTAGTATTAGATGAATTTTTTAATTTAGCCACAGCACGCCAAGTCAACATCAGTGCCATATCGATTCGCTGTTTCTCACCTTCACTGAATGAAGCATAACTAAACTCATCTCGATGTCTGGATTTTATTGTCTCTTTAAACGATTCATCAAGATTAAAATTAACAAAAAAATCTAGAGATGTCAAATACTTATTTACCAATTTGTTTATGACAGGTAAATACTGTTTGATAATTTTGGTTTTGATGCCAGTATCTTTTAAAAGAATTGATGCTGTTTCTAGATAGTTCTTATCTTCTATAAGAGCCTTCTTTGTTTCTTCTAAATTACGAATCTCTTCTTGTATCATTTTTAATTTAGTTTCATCTTTTTCGATATCTTTTGTATCATTTTTTAAAGATTGAATTTCTTTATTCAGTTTTTGAATGTACACCATTGATTGATTAATAGACATCGAATTGGATGCAGTTTGTATCTGCAAGTCTTGTATCTGTTTAGTGACAGTGTTTATTTCTTTTAATCTATCTTGAGTGGATTTTATCTGTAAAGAAATTTGATCAAGACCTTTTTTTAATTGATCTTCTTTATCTTCCAAATTTCTAATTTGTTCCCTTTTAAATTCTTCCTGAATGACCTGCTTACAAGTTGGGCACGAATCGTTGTTGCAGAAAAAATCCTTATCTTTTTTATGCTTCGAAAGATTTGTTTCAATTTTCGTTTCATATTGAAAAAGTTTCTTCGAAGTATTTTCCGTAGGCTCTTTATCTAGGATAGAATTTTGAAGAGACAATACTTTTTCAGATAGTTCAAGTCCGACTCGTTGAAGATTAATAATTTGACTCTGTGTTGCATCAATCTCTTGCTGTTTTTTATCAATAAGATCGGTATTGTTTTGCTGTAGTTTATTTACATGTTCTTGCTGAAGTTCTAGAAGTGCTTCCTTTTTCTCTACGGTATTCTTAACATTTAGAATCTCATCTTTGTTGTTTGAAATCTTTTCTTTCAATACATTATTCATAGTCGAAAAGATTTGAATGTCTAATAAGTCTTCGATAATCGCTCGTCTATCAGCAGCGGAGAGTTGCATGAAAGGTGTGAATGATGCGCTACCTAAAATTACAATCTGAGTAAATGATTTGTAATTCAGTTTCAGTATTACCTTCTCTAGATGTTCTTGATAATCTTTTGATGCTGCATCTTGATTTAATAGATCACCGTCAATATAAATTTCAAAGACGTTCGGCTTCATTCCTCGAACGATTCTGAAATCTTTATTACCAATAGAGAAATTACATTCAACCAAACAATCTTTCTGATTGATAGAGTTGACTAACTGAGGCTTATTGATATTTCTAAATGCTTTGCCAAACAAAACAAAACACAATGCATCAAGCATTGTGGACTTGCCAGCACCATTTGAGCCTACTACAAGCGTATTTGTATTACGACAGAGATTTATTTCTGTGAAATAATTACCTGTAGAGAGAAAGTTTTTAAATTTAAGTGTCTTAAAAAATATCATTCTGTAGTATCAATAGTCAAAGATTCGACATAAAGTTCTCGCATTAAGTTTTTCAACTTATTGTTATCAACATTTAATGATGCGCCATCAATATACTTTGATAGTATGGTCATTGTGTCTTCAGCTTGATCTACCAGTTCTTCATCATCAGTCGATTCAAATTCCATAACGTCCTCAACAATAGACAAATCTGCGATACCCACTTTATAAAGTTCATTGACAACAGTATCAAATAGGAAAGAATTCTTTTTGTTGCAAACAACTATTTTAACATACGTGTCTTTGTATTGCCCATAATCAAAAGACTTCCAGTGATCAAAATCTTGATAACTATCATCATAGTATATTTTATGGAACATTTTATATGGATTTTCAATGAATGTCAAATTCCTATTTTGTGTGTCGAAAACGTGAAAGCCTCGTCTGTCTCCTTGATCAATCCACGTAATTTCATATTGATTGCCCAAATAATGAATGGTCCCATCATTTGATTTATGGTGAAAATGACCAGAAAAAACCATATCAAATCTATCGAAAACATTTCTATCTATGCCTCCATGACAAATATTTCCTCTATCCATTTCGAAACCTGATATCTCAAAGTGACCAAACACAATCTGACTTTTAGTGTCTTTAAGGAATAACATTGATTCTTCATAATTTGAAGAATTGATCCATGGCACCAAAGAAGTGAGAAGCCCATCATAAGATTTTTCCACTGGAGAAATATAAACATTTATATTATCATAATGATTAAACAACTCATGCATCGCATTTATTTCATTGGTATTTTTATATGTAACATCGTGATTTCCAACAATCACATCCATGGTAATACCTTCTCTCTCTAACACATCAAAGAATCTTTTTCTCCACTGATTCAAAATCACATAATTAATAAATTTTCTTCTAGCGAC